CATTCTTTAGAGTGAATTCAAATAATTTATCTTTGTCATCATATACGCCGCTTACCGTGATACGCATATTAGTAACACCATTATAAATCTCAACATTATCAGCAAGTAATTGACAAAAATCACTATCAGTTGAAATAATAATGTTCATATCATCTGGGTGTTTTTTAACCCAACATGCGATTAAATCATCTGCTTCAAGCCCCGGACTTTTTAATACTGAACAATTAGTTTTTTCAGTCAAAAAGGCAATTAAATCATTATATGCTTCATAAAATAATTCATCTTCCTCTCGTTCTTTAATACTTTTAGTAGCTTGCTGTAATCGCCTACTTAGTTTATAACTTTCATAAACTTCTCTACGCCAACTCTTGCCATCCAAACAGAACACAACATGCGTTCCTTTAAATTTCTTCCACATTTTTGAAATGCTGTTAAAAAGTATATGCATACTCATGCCAATTTTTATTGATACATCTCCATGTTGGGTAGCATGTTTTGCACGATGTATTAGATTGTTTAAATCAATCAGTATAAATGTCTTAGACATGACGATCTACCTTATATTAGTGAATAATGTATTATTACATTTTTTTAAAAGATTGTCAACCAAGATTACGAAAATTCACTTCTATCGCCGCCCAAATCCTTTTTATTAATAACAGGCAGTATTCCCGTTGACGATAGATTTTCATTTTCCATTGCAGATAAATATTCATCCAATCCATCTTCGGCTACCACACTTTTGCATAAATCATTAAACCATTCTTCAACCACAGTTTGATCATTTACTCCCTTGTAGCCATTTTCTGTTAGAAAGATAATAAAAAATTCATTCCAATCTAATTCAAATTCTAACCCACCAAGTCCCTGCTTTTTATCATATGAACTTGATAAAATGCCAACCCAGGGTTCACTGTTTAATGTTGCTACTTCTTTTTTATAAGTAAGCTCGGGCATATTTTCAAACCTAAATTGTATTTCAAGCATTTTTAAATTGAATTGTCTTTCATCATCTTTATATATGATTTTGGCTTTTTCTTTTTCAAATTCAATAATATCTATACGGTTGTATTTTATATCTAAACCCAATTTAGCTAAACTCAACTCTCGAGCATCTTTAATTGAAAGTTTAAGAATAGCCAATTCTTGATCGTATGGATTATCAATTTCGTAATAGATTTTTGCGCGATCTCGTATTTCACCACGAAGACCCCAATGACCTGGCCACCAAGAGAAGGGTACTTTTAATTTCATAATTCAGACTCCCATTTGTATATAACATTATACCAGTTATTTTTAAATATTTTTAATCTATTTTTGCCATTCAATATATATTTGGATTTATTATAATAGTATGTTTTTCCGTTTAAACATATTTTCTAGTCTTATTCCATGAAGGTGAATCAAATTCAACACCATATTAATACTTTTTAGTTATTTGAATGTAAAAGGTATTTGTATACCTATTCAAACGGTGATTTAAACATTATTATTCCTTTTTATTGCTCGTAATTTTCTAAAAGAATTTGTCCATTGCTGCCATAAATCTGCAATTGCGCCAGTATTTTTCCTACCTTCTATTGATCTAGATACTGAGGTAGCTATTACATTTGATTGAACCGACTCTTCATAATATTTTAATAATTCTTTTATTTTATCATCATACACCATTTTGGTAGTAAAAAATAATTGTCGCCGCTGTTCATTAATAGTTTCATGATCTGAAAAGAATGCAAAAAAAGATATAACTTCCATTTCATATTGCTTTTTGCGAGCCAAGTCTACCGCGTTTTGTAGATTATCAATTACTTCTGATACATCTTTGGTGACATCTACTTGATCTCTAAACTCTCGCAACTTATGTAATAAAATTGAAATATTATTTTCTTCATAAACATTAATTTTATTGTTGTAACCCATTATTGCGGCTCCAATTTATACATAATTTTATTGTACATATTATCAGCAGTAAGATAATTATCCAATAATATTTCTTTTTGCTGTTTGATTGCATGTTTTGTTTCTTTAGAATTATAATTAGATATTTTTTCACGTATAAGTTCTGTGATATTATCCAAATTTGCAATAAAAAGGTCCCAACTTTCTGTCCATTGGCTGGGATACTTAAAAAAGTTAATATACATTTCTGAATAACTCAGTCTATCCGGAACTAATGGGACACAATTCACAAGTATGGCCTCCATTGCTCCGATACCTAAAGTTTCTTGCATACTTGCCGAGAACATTATTTTACTTTTGCCCATTATTTCATGATATTGCGGTTTAGATAATTTTTGATCTTGGCATACAATAAACTCATAATCAACTAATTTGTTAGATAAATGCCTAAACATATCTGTATTTTTTTCAGGGGCTACCCTGTGCGGAAATACTACAATATTTTCTTTTGTCATATGACTAAATTTTGAAATAGTTTCTACCATATATTCATGTGGCTGTCCGGATAAACATATTTTATTGTTCAGTTCATCGGGTAATAAATTGTCAAAAACATTTTTTTTAAACAACTCAACATGAAATTCTGTAGCAAAATAATTATAATCAATAGCATAAAATAATGATTTTTCAGTTTCTTTAGCCCATGTTCTATCAGGCAAACACCTGCCCAAAAAATCGTATGGGTCATATTGCCCGGCGTGCCATATCGCATGAATTTTACAATTTTGATAACCCAACAAATCAATCATATACTTAAGTTGTAAAATACAAGGGTTCCAAGCATCTGTTATTAAGAATTGATCACCATCGATTATGTCTCCTCTAGAAAAATAACCTGCAAGTTTTTCTAATTGGCTTGATTTCCACATATTAGTTGAAGCAAAATTTAAAAATGCACCGTTGGTTGTTTCATGTTTATCAATGTTTCCTGTTAATGTAATGATATTATGATCTACGGGTGTGATAGAAATAAAGTTAGTTGAAACCGTTGCGGATTTGTTAATTTCGTTTAACTTGTTTTTTATTGATTCTGGTATAGAATAAAACCATTCACATGTATACCGAGTTTCTACATTTTCCAATGCTAAAATCCAAATATTCATATTATTCTTCCATAACAGATTTATACGCAAATTTGGGATAAGTTATTCTGCTGCCATTTTCTCCATCTTCACTTACTTCTATTTCAACACTTCTACCTGGATATTTTGTTTGAATATAGTTCGCCAAGTCATCACTGATCATTTCACAGGATTTATTATCCAAAGATAGAGTACTATTACCATATAGTTGTTCTAATTCTCTTTTAAAGAGAATAAATTCTATATCACGTTCGTTATGAAATACTTCTATGGCAACCGTGAAGTGAAATATATGTCGATGCGGATATCCCAAAAAAGACACACCAGCTAGTTTTGGATCTTCAAGTGCAGCAAGATATTGATGAATACCTTCTTTTTGAAATTTAACCCAAATCATTGTTTTTTTACCATTATCCATCATAATATATTACTCCTCTATCATTCTCATATATCCAATTATATCTGGATTTTTAACCATTCCATTTTGTTTTTGATCGCCTTTTCTTATTTGATCAACAAAATTCATACCTTCCAACACTTGCCCCCAAATGGTATATTTCCCATCCAAATCGGGATGAATATTGTAACATATAAAGAACTGACTAGAAGCCGAATTAACATCTTCGCTTCTAGCCATACTAACTGTTCCTCTGATATGTTTCAAATTATTAAATTCAGCTGGAATTTTATAATTAATACCACCTGTTCCCATGCCAAACGGACACCCAGTTTGCGCCATAAAACCATTTAACACTCTATGCCATTTCAATCCATTATAGAATCCGCCATTAACCAGTGCTTCAATTATTTGACAATGCTTGGGTGCCTTATCCCTAAACATTTGAATAATAACTACACCATATTTTAACTTAAGTTCTATTAAATTGCTCATTTTATCTCTTTTTGGCTGGTAATATGTATTGATAGCTGCTAATATCGTTACTTAATTCAATCATTAGCGCGCCCTTTGAACTAAAATTCATTTTTACATTTTCATCAATGCCCAATTTTAATATGTTAAGAACTTGCGAAATTGGCCAATAAAGGCCGGCGCTCATTTTGCCTTCAACTTCTTTTTCAATAATTACAGATGCTTTATGTGAATTGCCGCTCGGATCACCAATATTAAAACGCAAATTTCCTTCACGAACATCAACCATAAAAAGTGTTTCGAAAGCTGAATATAAACTTGCAAAACTAGAAAATTCGGAAATTTTGGATTTACTCGGATTAACAGTTATATCCCAAGTTGTTCCCAAAAACTTGGCTTGCGAAGGAACCAGTTGTGTGCTCATAAATCTGTATGATGCATCTTGCCCTTGCTCGTCTATAAAAAGCATCTCAGTTGGAATTTGTTGATTAGCATTTGTTGGGTCTGTTTCTCGTATTACTTCAACTTTTGCCCCATCTGTTCTAAAATTAGCGTGATCAACCAACCCCTTAATTAATGATAGATTGCCCATTCCAAATTCACCTTCAAACTCAGCCAATGGTTCATTAAGTTTGCCCTTAACAATAACGGTTTTATCGTTATCCATTGCTTCAATTTTAGTTTCAGTATCAGACCCTGTTATCTTAACAATATCAATGAATCCTAAACCACCTGTATGCTTTACAACATCAGAAATAACTTCTCTCATTATCAACCTCCTAAAGTTTTAATTTCATTTATAATAATATATTGTTACAAATTAGTCACTATTTGTTATGTGTTCATAAATTTCACACCAATTGTTTACTCTTAGTATGTCATCATGATATTTGCCTTGATTTGATGGTTGATTTATCAATATGGGTTTATGCCCATATTTTAATCCCGCCGACGCATTTTCAAATTTATCTTCTATCCACCAAGTTGGGTTGTAATCTGCCAAGTGCGTTTCCTTGCTCTCACCCAAATTAATACAATGAACGGATTCAAATACATCGCCAAATACCCAAAATAAATTACTTCGTCTAAGGGCAATTGTCGCAAGATCTGTTGAACATGAAGAAATAGCTACGAATGAAAAATTTAATTTTTTTAATTTTGCTAAACTCTCAACAGCATTTGGTAACGGATCCAAGGTACCAAATTCCCAACGCTTATTGAAAGTTTTAATTATTTTTTCCATCTGTTTTTTTGTGGTAGAAAATCTCTTTGATAGATCGTATTCTCTGTTTTCATTTTCAATATATCCCAAATGTGTCATATATCTTTTAAATCCAGAATACCAATCTAATAAAACATCATCTACATCTAATAATATTATTTTTTTCATCACACTTCCTACAGCAATTTACGTTAACTTAAAGCAAATGAAAAATTAAATCAAATTATAAATTTATGTGTCAAAACTAAAAAAGTCGCCAAAAGTCGTAGAATTGTCGGCCATTGATAAATCCCAACCCAACACATATAATAAATTAAATACTTTTTTATCAACTATTGTTTCTTCCATTAACTCATCATCAAATGGTAATTTCTTAAACCAGTCTGGTAAATTGGTTTCATCGATGGGATACGCCACACTCTTAACATTCATTGGATTTTCTTTTAACTTACAGACAATAATTTTTTGCCCATCTTGTATAGGCATAGAATATTGATCATTATTCATTTTTCGTAGTTTATTGTATTCAATACTTGCCATAACATGCCCTGGTACAGTTATACGTCTTGATTTTTCTATATCCTTTTTTATTTTGTCTCGTTCTTTTGTAGTTTTTACTCTAACCATTCGAGCTTGTAAATCCATTAATTCATCGGGGTTTCTACTCTGATTGTATCTTGCTGTATAATCGGTCAATGCATTAACTTTTTTGGGTGTTCCCTTTTCCCATGCCGGTTTATCTCTAAATTCTGTTTTAAATTTTTTAACTTCTTCTATTACTTCTTTTTCAGTACCATTGGTTAGAACTAATTCCAAAATATGTTCTAAAAATTGTTGAACATATTTTGGTGTGTCACTTCTTTTCAGATCTAACCCCATGGCTTTTACTTCGCCGGGTTTATTGCCTTTGTCTTTTCTTGTGCCTTCCTTGTCATATACAAGAGCAGCATATCTTTTCTTTTTAATAAATAGAGCTTTACTTGCAACAATTTCTCTACCGGCTTTAATAACCGCAAATTCAGTATTAACATTAAAATTATTTTGTAAAAATCCATCAAAACTGGCGTTTGCCTCGTCCGCCACCGCGTCATATAAACAAACCATTGAATCCTTATTGATATCAAAACTTTCATATAGTTTGGATAACTCTTTATTATTTTTCAAAGCACTATCTAAACTAAAATAAGAACTATCTGTATTATGAACTAATATATTATTAGCGTAAAAATATGGTGTTTCTTTATTAACAGAAATATCATAAACTGGTTTATTGAGTTTGCCTAATTTAGATACTTTTATCATTTAATACTTCCTGTGCTTTATTGTTGAATATTATATATTTGTAATTTTCTTTTATCGATTCAAAATGTGCTTCTACAGTTTCTATATCAATAGAACCATTACTTAGTTCTTTTTCAATTGCACGCAATTTTACGATTAAATCATAAAATAATTGGCTGAATCCTTTCATACATAAATGTGATTTATATTTCAATTCAAGTTTAAATTTGATATATTTAATTTTTCTTTTCTTAACATACATTGTATCATTAAAATCAACTATACATTTATTTTGTTCGATATTAAATAATTCAGTTATCGCTACCATAATATCATCATTAAAGGAAGTGTTTAGTTGTCCTTTGTGTTTATAATAATTTGTACAATCAACAGTTGTTTTAAAAACTTTTAAAATATTTGGTGTTTTAATTTTTAATAAAAAAATTATATCATCAATGACTACGTCAATTTCTTCAATAATTTGTTGTATTTCTTTTTTCTTTTCTATTTTATTATTTTTTTCTGTTATTTTAATTGCATATCTATATGCAACGAATGTCACTACGGTGCCTATAACACCTATTAATAGCGGCAAAATAACATCTAACCCTACGCCCAAAATCATATCTTTATCTCCGATAAAATATTATGTAACCCATTTTTCCAATCACTCCACCATATTATAATATATCTATATCCTAGTTTTTTCATTATTTTTCTTTTTTTAATATCATGGCGCCATATTTCCTCTGGTGTTTTGTTAAAATATGGATGTATTTCTTTGCGGCGGCTAAACCAATCTTTTGGTCTACAGTGCCAATAATCGCCATTAAATTCAATACAAATTTTTAAATAAGGATCTACAATATCATAAAATACTGGTTGATTAAGTTTATCACTCCATTTGCAGAATTGCCTTGTTTTATATGTATATTTAAATTCATATCCTAGTTCTTTTTCTAACCAATCAACAAAATCTTTTTCTGATTGTGAAATAAAACTAGCAGTTCGTTGAGCAGACAATATTTCTAGTGCTTCATCAAATGATACGTTATATTTTTGCATAATATATTTGGGGTCTTGAACTTTTGATTTTTCTTGATTAATTGCTAACCAAATTTCTAAACCCTTTTCTCTACTGCCTTCTCGTTCAACAAAATAATCTAATGTATTGGTGAATGCTTGTCGATCACAATAATCTTGCCATTTAACTAATCCTTGTTCTTCACCATGGCGTTCAATCATATTTGATAGAGTAACTGCTCTTGATTTATTATAATCATCAAATTGGTTTTTAGTCCATCCATGCTTTTCTTTTTTGTATTCGAATGTATTTGATTTAGCTTGTTTTTCTTTATAAACCTGCCAACGTTTTTCACCTTCTTCTTTGCCCCATTTGTTAATCAATGTTTCCAAAGTAACGGCAGTTTTTTTGGCTAATTCTTCTGAAACAACTTTTGCTCTCGGATAGGCGGCCATATATTCTCGACCATTATTAAATTTTCCAGTACAGTTATATTTAAAATGAGTCCATTGCAATCTAGATGATTCAAACCCACATTCCAAACATTTAATCATTTTATTAATTTACTATAACGGTAAATGTATATGGAATTTCTTTACTTAACTGATCTTTAATAAACACTCCAATATCTGTTTTATCAGCTATAATTTCATTTTTTAAATCAGTATACGAAATTGATGTCGTAATAGAAAAATGTCCATCATGCGTTGGGCCGTCTCGATTTATTTGATGTATAATTTCATTCCTACATCTATCTAACATACTTTCTTTTAATTTATCCGTGAGGCTATCACTAGGAGCATTATATAATGCCTGTTTTAAACGATTAATATTTTTTCTATTCATTCTAATTTTTCCTTATTATGCAGATACAATTATCCCCGTAAAAATACTTAATAAGTATAGTTTATTAATTATAACTATACTTAATTATTTTAATGAAATTAATTTATCACTTTCCATTAAATCAATGGGTTTTACCTCAATAAGTTCACCATCACGCTCAACCATTATACTATGATCTTCTGTGACAATCACTTTATTTCCGTAATCATCCTCAATTTCATACATATCTTTATCGGTATCATGTTTATACACATAATCAATATCAGAATAATAGTTTTCACCTGTTGCAGGGTTATAAGTTAAAACTTTAAAATATTTGTCTACAGAATATAAACGTTCTTCGTCATGTGTTGCAGCCCAGCGTATTCTACATTGTTCAAACAAATCCTCTATTTTCATAGGCCCATAATTTGTTTCAACTATGGTTTCACCAACAACACTATCTCCATATACTATAGCATCTCCCATATGGTCATACTCTCCAGTTAAAATTTCGTTAATTTTACTGCCCATATGTTTGGTAATGCAACGACCGGTCAATGTAACGCTTTGCCCTATTCTTTTATCGAAAAATCTACAGTATGGATTAAGTAACGCCCCATATAAACTGTTGAGTAGAATTTTACGCAAATATTGTTGAACGTCCCAATATTCTGCTTCATCTTTTATTTTCTTTTTTTCTTCTTCTGTGGGCACGTCATCTACTTGACCAAATAATTCCTTACTTTTCTTTTGCATAACTTTACGGTCTGCATACCAATCACCCAACAGCTTTGGTATGACAGCAGCTTTATCAGTCTTAAAGATGGTACCATTTGCAGTAATACACCAACCACTATCATTTTCAAATATTAAGTCATAAATTTCGTGAGCAGTAAGTTCAAAACTTTCTTTTTCTGGTTGTTCAAAGTCTATCCAAATTTTTGTATTAGATTTTTTAATTACTTCTTGGTATTCCAACGTACCAAATAAATCATGTAATGCGGTGGTCATTGAAATATTTTCGTCAGCAACTTTTCTTTTCAAATATTCTTCAGTAAGAGTTGGCCGCAGTTGTGCAATAAGTGTTTCGGGACCCATATTAAATGTTCTAATAGTTGACGGATATAGACTATTAATGTCAACAGATCCAATCCAATCATGTATACCAGTTTTAGGATCAACAACATACGCACCTGCTACTGCATCATTGGAATCAGCATCGTCGTCCTCTTCTTCTATTTCTTCAACATCATTTATTTTATCATCTGTTGATTTTCTATTTGGTACTATTAATCCTTGGGCGTGTGCTTCATTAATGATAGCTTGTTCTATTAGAGCAACTGACCCCATAGTGGTTGGAATTGGTATAGTATTGGTATGAGCAAGTTGGTTGGCCAAACTGATGAATTTCTTTTTTTGCTCAATTTTAACCAAAATCATAACGTCTTGCTTGTTATATTCTATAAATTTTCTATAGTCTTTTTTCCACAAATCATCCAATGTGCCTTCATATGGGATTTTATTTTCACCAATTTCTATTTCACCAACATAATCAAGTTTATATGTATGTAGTTCTTGCATGGAATGTTTCTTATACAAATCTAAATAGTCCATATGAACTCTCCCATGCAATTCATATGTGGTATATTCCTTTTTAAATTGTAGAAATTTTCTTTTTCTCGGAAGTAAATCCCATAAACACATTTTTCGTGTATGTTCTTTTGATAATACTAATTCTATTCTTCTAACAATGTACGGAATATCAAACTTAGTACTGTTCCATCCCAAAATAATATCACTGTCCTCAATTACTTCCAAAAATGTTTCTAAAAGTTCTTTTTCATTTTCAAAAATATAAGTGTCTTCTAACCCATTCAATAATGATTGTGCTTCATCATATGTTAATGTATCGGGATGCAAACATAATGTAATATTTTTACCAATCCAACTCAAATAAACAGAAATAGCAGTTATTGGGCTAAACGGATCTTCAACCGGAGCAAATCCGCGTTGTGGATTAAAATCTACTTCAATATCAAAAAATGCTACATGTAATTCCGGAGAAGGCAACCCTTTATAATTTTCTTCTAATACACGAAATATTGGATTAATATCACTTTCATATTGGGTTTTATTATTTAATAATTTTAATTCTTTTTGATATTCTTTATATGAAGTAGTAGAAAATTTACTTACCCTATTTCCAAAAATACTTTTAAAATTGCCATTTGGGTCATCATAATAAGTTACATATTCAATAGGATAATTAACGTATTCGCGCTTTGTTTTGTGCCGTTCAACTACCCATATTTCATTATCTTCTTTTGAATAATACGCATCAACATACATCTAAATTTAATCCTTTCTATTTAACTTAGATTATATAACAGCATTAGAATTTAATCATTATTAAATAGAAGTTGAACTAATGATAGAGTTTGTAACAGGATCAATAGTTTCCAACACAACATTGTACCTCCAAAGATATTTTAAATATGTAAATGCTTTAGCACTGCTTTTTGTAAGTCTTTGGCCATTTGTCATCAAATGTTTTATTATTAATAGAATCTTTTATTGATGAATTTATTTTTTTTTAACGTTGCCTATTTCCGAGATGTTTTACTTTTGAATTTAAACGCCTATCAATAATTATGACACTCATTAGTTTCCTTTAAAAAATATCGCATATTGAATTGGATAATTTTCATCTCCAACAAAACCCCAATCTATTGATTCTATGCCTTCTTCTTTTACCCATTGACGAAGTACTTCGTCAAACACATCTTCAAAAGCTGCCAAATGTCTATTATCCGTATCGGGCAATTTTAATCGGTCTTCAACATCCGCAATGCAAACATCCGAAAATCCTTCAAAGCGCACGATCCAGCCACCTTCAAAAATCTCTCGGCCAACATCATCTGGAGTTAGTTCATCTAAAAATTCATATATTTCATTAGGAATACTTAGTGAATTTTCACTAAGCATATCTCTAACTGCTTTGATTATATCTATACCGTTCGTCATGTGCTTTTGTTTACCCCCTATTTACTATTCATCAAGTCGTTTAACTTGTTTTTCTGTGTAACCTCTTTAAACCATACGTTACACAAAGTCCAAATGTTTCTTTTCGGCACCGTCAATTTGTCGGCCACCGTCTTTTTTGCTTCCAAATGAAATAACTTCGCGTAATTTTTCATAGCTAGTCCGAGAAGGATTTTTACCCTGGTTGGTTGCTGAATCTTTTAAAATAAATTTTATCAATATAACTATTTAGAAAAATAATAAAATAATAAAGGAAGTTAAACTTCCTTTATTATAATCCGTACTTGTAATGACTTTTACATTTTGCCTATAGTGTCAAGTAATGCAGAAACTTCATCTAATGTATCTCGTTCTTCTTCAACGAGTTGATCCTTATCTCCTTTTTGAGAAGCTTTGAATGCCAAAGATATAGCTTTGCGAATTATTTTTTTGTCAAGATCCAAGTCTTTAGTAACTTCATCCAAAGTTTCTTTTAGACTATCATTTAAATCTTTTACTTCCTGCTTTGTTGTTACACCAAGAGATACCAATCTTTTTAGTTTGGCCATGTCTTCTGCGTTTAAATTTATCATTTTAAAACTCCATATTGTGGTTTATAATATGAAAGTATATTTTTTATGTGATAAGTTCAATATTTATTCTATTTTGGGAACACAAATCTCATCTGCATCAATTACCACACATAACACATGTTTATGTGTTTTTTTAACTACATTATCGGTCACTCTACGTATATCTGCATATTTATTCCAAAAATCTGGGATACGAGCAGTAAACTCATTGCTAGAATGATTTTTTGTTTCCGTTGTAATATTTTCAAAATAAGTAAAATTTATCCCCGTTGCGATCGTAAAGCCAAAACTTGCGGCAGTAACCATCATTATTATCTCATTAGCTATGCTCATCTAGCTGCTCCTATTTCGGCAATTTCTCGGGTTAATACCTGTTGTTTTACCAATAAATCAACAAGTGTTGATCTTTCCTCTGCATTTAATGTATTTTTCTCTTGAAGTTCCGCTATTTCTTGATCAACCTTAACCAATTCTGTGAGCAATAAAGTTCTATGATACGATGCAAAACTGCGTTGCAACGTACTTATATTCTGTTCTAAAATCCCTATTCTAATATATTGATTATATTGATGATTAAAAGTCCAAACTACCCCAGTAACGATAATACTCCCTATCGCTATAAATGTCGCAAGAGCATCCTTATTGTCTTTTAACCAAGCAAACATTAAAAAATATTCCATAATATTAAATACTTTAGATATTTATTAAAATCTGGTTATTTTATCTATTAGTATTTAATTCAAGTTTTATCATGCGGTTATACAAATTAACACTGGCTAAATTTTTATGCTTTGCTTCAACACAAATATCAAATGTATCGGAGAAACTCAATACCCAATCATTTGTAGCTTGGTTAAATGTCATATCACTGTGTTTTCTTAAATCTGTTCTAGAAAATCCTTCACTTAATAAAAAATTGTAATCCGGTAAATTGCTTATATTTTCCTTAAGAACATATTCAGGAGAAACAGAAAAATGTAATTCCGGGGTTATGCCACGCCAAGAATTCAAATATGGGATTACCCTTGC